TGCAGAAAGATAAAGAGATAAATGCTTTGGCTAATTCACTAAAAAAAACTTCTCCACGACACAAATGGTTATATTTTGCTGGTGGGATCCTAGTTGGTACTGCGGCATCATATGGGGCATATAGAGCGTTTAATGAGTAAAAATTATAATCAAATAGTTGCTATTGAAAAAGCAATAAGTGAAAAGTATGGAGAAGAAACTATTCAAAATCCAAAAGCTAATTGGGATGAAGAAAAAGAAAAAGAATATCTGCAACAAATGAAAGCTCTGTATCAAAAAACCAAACACAATGATGAGACATGTGAGAAAATTGATGTAAATGGCATAAAGGTTAGCAAAAAACTACTTAATAGAGAATCTGTTAAATCTTGTCCTGTTTGTAGGCAATTTCCTAAAAAATCTATGGATAATGTCTGCTTAGTTAAATTTGAATGTTGCCATAACTGCTACATTAAGTTTGTCGAAGATCGAGAAGAAAGATGGAATAAAGGATGGCGCCCCAATGAAAGTAACGAAAGATGACATAAGAAAAGCGATTCTAGAATCTCTTGACGAACAAGGACCTCTGGATGTCAAAAAAGATCGAAGGAGCGCCGGCGTCGGAAAAGCAACTCAAGCCACTCGCGCAGTAACCAAAGATACCGCCGGCGAAATTAGCCCTCAAGAAAGAAACATAGCCACTAAAGTTTATGAATATATCCTCCAATTGGCCGCTGAAGAAGGTATGGATTTAAATACTAAAAGAAATGTAATTCAAATTGTCTTTGATCTGCTCGATAAAAGAATGCACTCTGGCACACAACAGTCGGCAGCTACCCCAGACGATGGGCAAACTGTTACAACAGAAGGTTGTGGACCAGCTGTTTCTGAGCCGGCCGCCATACGTCAGGTATCACAGGATTATGATGATGAGTCTCAAATGGCTAAATCACAATTGTATAGGACCGCTGAGTATGCTTCAGAATTAGAACAGATGATACAAGACGGCGATCAATTAGACGCTTGGGTGCAGGCTAAGATCACCAAAGCATCCGATTACCTTTCTTCGGTTAAACACTATTTATATTACAAGAACGCTAAAGGAGACCAGTAATGGCAACAGTTTACGAAATTATACAAGGCTTATCACAGGCCGCAGCCAATGCTTATGATGGAGCATTGGATGAAAATGGTGAAGCAGTTGAGGTTGGGCTCCAGAGAGAAGATGGCCGGCCACTAATTGATAAAAGAGTCATGGACGGGTTTAACATTAACTTTAACGGTAATATGATGTGCTTAGGATATCATTCAGAAGTGCAGCTTCGTGAAGTCTATGCTAATGGTTTTGAGAGTGAAGTTGAACAAAGAATCGCTGACGTTGTAAAATTTCTTAAGAAAGAATACAAAAAAATTACTGGCTCTGGTGTTACTTTATCTAAGCATGGAGAAATTGATGTACGCGTTGAAAATTCATCTAGAGTTAGAAGCTGGGTGACTGCTAAAATGTACTACAAGGTTGGAGGGCTGTCTGAGGATATGTCACATAATGTTGCCTCTGAAGATCGCCTTGAAGATAGTTTCAAAAAATTCCTCGATCAGGGTGGCTGGAACGGTGATGGAGGCAAACGTCCACAAAACGATACCAGAAAAAAGGAATCGTAAAGTGAAAATCACCAAATCGCGATTGATGAAAATTATCAAAGAAGAATTGCAAAGTGATCCAGCGCTCACAAAAGCAATTGTAAATCTAGCTGACAAAATTGATAGTCTGGATGTTAGCATCGACTTTTTATCCGCAGCTATTGTAGGCGGAGACCCAATAGCAATTTCTACTGGCCAGCGCGCTCGCGGCAGAGCATATAAGCCAATGTCTAACGTATCAGCTAAGTTGAATGAGAGTGAATATGAATCAGCTAGTTGCCAAGACATTGAACAAAAGTTGGAAACATTAAAAAATGATTTAGAAAAATCTCAAGATAATCTAAAAATTGAAAACGAAATTGATGTTTTATCTAATCTTTTAACAATCAAAGGGTGCAAAGGCGTCTAATCAATGAAACTCACTAGATCTCAAATTAAAAAAATTATAATTGAAGAACACCTCAAGGATACATTTATAACTGAAGCTATGAGTAGAGAGAAGGCGGATGAAGTTTTGGCTTGGATCAGAGGCGATGCGCCTCGCCCAAAATGGCTTACAGACGATTATGGTAAAAGTGGAAAACCAAAAAGTGGACAGGCACCTATGAGCACCGGCGCCGACCGGTCAGCCGAAACAATGCCTCTCCCAACGGATGATATACCTCAGTACGATGACGAATACGATGAGGAAGGAGCGTATGATCCAGAGGCCGAAGCCCCTGACCAATCGTCCGGACTCGACACTATGAACGCACAGGATAGGATTATTAATCTTGTACAGGGCATGCCCGCAGAAGAAATGGTGGACTTGTTTACGAGTGTTATTGAAAAGCTGGCGCCTGAATATATTGAGCCACAACGCCGCGAAATAGGCTTTAGAGAAGTTAAGTATATAATTCAAGAAGTGTTGAAAGAGGTGGGAGATTACCATTTCGGATTTGGCGACGAAGAAAAATACGATGCTTTGGATCCTCATGGGTTCGGAGAAATGACAGATGCCCAGCTTGTCGACATGGCATGGAAAGACGGTATCGAAGATATGATCATATTGGACGGCGAAGGGGATCTCGTCAACCGTGAAGAAGTGTTGGCGGCCTTGAAAGATGTATGAGTTTCAAATTAACAAAGAAAGAAATATTAAAAGAAGTAGTTAAGTGCGGTAAGGATCCATCTTACTTTCTTAAAACATACGCCCGTATCTCACACCCAATGCATGGGTTAATATTGTTTAATACATTTAATTATCAAGATGATTTACTAAATGATTTTAATGATTATCGTTTCAACATAATAAACAAGGGCCGGCAGTTGGGCATTTCAACACTGACTGCTGGATATATTGTTTGGATGATGTTGTTTCACCGTGATAAATCTATTCTTGTTATGGCTACTAAGTTTGAGACGGCTGGTAACCTTGTGCGCAAAGTCAAAAGTATAATGAAAAACTTACCAGACTGGATCCGCATTGCGTCTATAACTACAGACAACAGAACCTCATTCGAATTGTCCAACGGTTCAACAATCAAAGCTGCCTCCACTTCCGGTGATGCAGGTCGCTCTGAGGCGCTCTCGTTGTTGGTGCTTGATGAGGCCGCTCATATTGATGGACTTGAGGAATTGTGGACTGGTTTGTATCCAACATTGTCGACTGGTGGTCGATGCATCGCAATTTCAACACCAAATGGTGTTGGTAACTGGTTCCACAAAACGTGTATTGGCGCTGAAACAAATGAAAATAATTTCAACTTAACTACATTGATGTGGGATGTTCATCCTGAGCGCGATGAAGAGTGGTTTAAGAAAGAAACCAGAAACATGTCTCGTAGACAAATTGCTCAAGAGCTTGAATGCAATTTCAACACTTCAGGCGAAACGGTGATTGATCCAGATGCTCTGGCTTGGATTGATGGAAACGTTACAGAGCCAAAATATAAAACTGCTTTTGATCGTAATTTTTGGATTTGGGAAGAATATGATCCTGCCAGTAGCTATCTGTTAACTGCTGATGTTGCCCGCGGCGACGGTGCAGATTACTCTACATTCCATATTATAAAATTAGAAACTTTACAAATAATTGGTGAATACCAAGGGCGCCCTGCTCCAGATATGTTCGCAAATATGTTGAACCAAATAGGTAGAGAATTCGGAAATGCCATGATGGTCATTGAGAACAACAGTATTGGTTATACAGTGTTAGATAAACTCATTGACTATGCGTATCCAAATATTTATTATTCTGTTAAATCAACTCATGAATATATTGAGCAACATTTGGCTGAACACAGAAACTCAGCAGTGCCCGGATTTACAACTTCTTCGAAAACTAGACCTCTCGTAGTTGCTAAATTAGAAGAGTTTATAAGAAACAAACTAATTACTTCATACTCTTCACGTTTGGCAAATGAATTGAGAACATTTATTTGGACGAATGGGAAACCCCAAGCACTAAAAGGATACAATGATGATTTAGTTATGGCACTTGCAATAGCCTGCTGGGTTAGAGACACAGCATTGCAGACAAATCAGAGAGATTTGAACTACAAGAAGGCTTTTGTTGATGCTATAATAACGTCACGAACTAGTTTTGATACAAAAATCAAAGGACAAATTGGTTATAAAGAGGATGGCGTTTTAGATAAAATGTCAGATGCAGAAAACATCTATAAAGAATTCATGTGGATTATAAAGTGAGAAATTAAATGGCCCCCAGAAACCCAAAAAAAGGC